TGCTGTGACTGTGACCTGCCTTATAGGGATTGACTTGTCGTAATAGTTGCTCCTTGATAGCAGGATAACTGTATCCGCTATTTCCTCGGCCTGCCCGCTGTCCCGCAAGTCTGCCAGCGTTGGCCGCTTGTCTTTTCTGTCCGGCGCCTTTTCCACGCTCCGATTGAGCTGCCATAATACCAGCACCGGGATATTCAGATTAATCGCCAGATCCTTAATGCGGTTCGCTACATCAGACATCCGCTCATAGTCGCTGCGGCTTTTCCCGTCTGCTTTCATGCGGCCTGCATGATCGATGATTAAAAATTCAGCGCCGCCTTGCAATTTCTCCATTCGTATCAGACTCATAAGAGAGCCAGGCGTATTGGCATCCGTGTTCACCCTCACCCGCTTCAGTGCTGGCCTGATATCCTTTTCAGCCGCCATTATTCGCGCCGTGTCGAATTCGTCAAACCTCGTATCCCTGAATTTACGCAGACTCACCCTGCTGTGATAGGCCATGAATCTATACCACAATTGCCGCCTTGACATCTCATAGCTCATATACAGCGAGTTCCAGCCCATTTCCGCACTTCGCAGAGTGGCCAGCACAGCAGCAGCGGATTTCCCTACCGATGTTCTAGCCGCCATGATGCACACTTCTCCCGGACGGATGCCGCCTGTCGCTGTGTCGAGTGCATCTATCCCAAATGACACCCACGGCTGCGAATCTTCACCCTGTAGCATCTGCTGCGCCGAAACCTCACCTTCTATGCAGGTGGTTTCTTCGGTTGAAGTGCGCTTTGAGATTGCCTTAATTAATTCTGTTTCAATTTGCCCGTAGTCTGTACCGTCCTCAATTCCCGCCTGCGCTAACCTGGTGGCAAAGAATAGCCGCCTGCCTCTTTCCTTTTCTTTCAAAATCGCTGTATAGTGTTCAACATTCCCAGGCGGGCAGGCTTTTTCAATCAATTGCGACAAGTCAGCTATGCCGATATTGTTGTTTGCCTCGTTTACAAGCAGGGCATCAGGCGTTTTCCCGTCCTGCATCAGCTTCACTATGACATTCCAGATGCGCTTATTTTCTTCCAGGGAAAAATCATCTGCTTTTAGTGAGATTAATCCAGGCAGGCTTTGCTTATATGTGAGGGCAGCGCCCAGTATGGCATATTCTGCGTCAATGTTTTTAGGAATCTCCATCTGGCGCCCTCCTGACATATTTTTTGGCATATACCGCTTGCTGTTCAGGGGTGATCTCCATAGCGTTACTTTGTGCTGGCAGGACGTCTTTTCTTAACCAGACATCCAGCGTCTTATAGAGTGATACATAATTCTTTAGCTTGGCGTAGTTTTTTGCATACTCAATTTTGCCATCAACTACAGCCTCCCCATATTTTGCAACCAGTTTTTTATAATCCACTTCTGAAATTGATAGGTGCTGTGCTGTCTTATATATATCTTTTCCTTTACTTTCCTTTACTTTACTTTCCTTTACTTTGTTATTTCTGTTATTAACACTGCTTAACGGTGTTATAACTGTGTTATCTAAACCAGTAACACCAGCGCTTTTCCCCCATCTATTAGCCATACCAAGCTTGCCCGCTTTTGATTTACTCTCCCTTTTTTGTTGAAGCTCTGTTTTGTTTCTAAATACCCTTTCACTCCAATATTTTTCACCATCTGTGACAAACAATCCAACTGTTATAAGGTCGTTATATATCTGTTCTAACAGAGTTATATCAATGTTATATTTTGTTATCCCCACCAGGAGATTACATGTTAATTTTCCATCTGCTTGTTCGTGCATCTTTTCAACAAGTAACCAATAAACACCATAAGCAGTTAAGCCATATTTATGAATCATATATTCGTTTTTTTCATCGTCTTTCGCATTTGAATCATGCGGAAAGTAATAACAGTTTTTTGCCACTACCCCTACTCCTCCCTAATCAGTTTCCCGTCGCATTTATCACAAAGCCATCCATCAAAGATCGCTGCGCTGTAATAGATTGCGCCGCATTTGGTGCAGGTGTATTTAATCGCCATTCTCCGCGCCTCCGTTCGCCTGTATCAGCACCTCTGCCACAAACTCCCTGTATGCCGCATTGTCGCGGCGCAAGTCGGCTAGTTCTGCCTCTAGCTCAATAATGCGCCGCTCTGCGATTGTCAGTAAATCATCTGCGCGGCTACTCATTGATCTGCTTGTTGATGCGGTTGACTAGGGCGGTGAAGTCCGCGAAGTCGGCTTTTGTTAAAAGCAATGTTTTGGCATAGCTTGATACATTAATTAATACAGCGGTTGGTTCATTTTCAATGCACTTAATCTGGCATTCATCATTATCAACCGATGATCTAAACTCTGCTTTCTTAATTGGCCTATCCTGTGGTTCTGCGTATGTGTATTCAATTTTCATTGTTACCCCTCCTCAATTTTAAAAAGGAATATTATCATCCTCAAACGCCGCTGCCGCCTCTGACATACCAAGTGAGGCAGGCGGCTCGTATGCGTCGCCGTGCTCTTTTGGCTTGTCAAGGAACTCTATACTCTCAACAACCACCTCAACCACTTTGCGCTTGCCGCCCTCTGCCTCCCATGTGCGGGCCTGCAGCCTGCCCTGTATGCCGCACTTGCGCCCCTTGCTGAGATACTGACATATCAGCTCGGCAGTCTTAGCCCAGGCGACGCATTCGAAGAAATCTGCGTCCTCGGTGCGGTTTCGTCTGTCAACGGCAACCCCGAAGTTACATACTGCCGCGCCACTGGGGGTGTATTTAAGTAAGGGATCCGCAACAAGTCGTGCAGTTAAAATTACAATGTTCATTATTTGCCCTCCTATTTAGAATATAGTTTTTGATAAAACAAACGAGTCATCTCGCCCATTACAATTCGTTTAGCTTCACGAGTCCCTATTCTGCGCTGTTTCGGAAGAAGTTTTCCTTCTTTCACAAGCTGAACAGTAGGATTATACTTATGTTGCCCCATGTTCCCCCTCCATCTCTTTTTCTCTGGTGCAGTCAGTTATCCATATGTCATCACAGCCAATCGTATGAACGGCGAACAACACTTCTGTTTTCATTCGCTTTGTATAAGGCCCCCAATTTACATCACACCAAGATCCGTCTTTTGCCATCTTCTTTACAAATCCGGTTATTGGACTACCCGCCATTGATTTACACTTTACCCAGTCACCCGTCTGTACTGGCATTATTTGCCCTCCATTTCTTTAGCCTTAACCGCCTGTAGTTCCTTAAACAGGGAAAATAGTTGTTCCCGTGTCCAGTCCCTCAAACTGTCGCATTTGGTGTATTCATGTACTGCTTTCCGGTTATACCCGAGTCCATCACATTGGGCGTAAAATTTTATAAAGTCTGGTTTGTCTTTTTTTGCCGCCGCCTTTTTCTCGGGGGCAGTGGTTTCCGCTTTAGGAGCGGGATTGTCCGGAGCAGTTATGCCGGGCGGTTGTTCCTCTTGCGCCTGTTGAGTTTGTGGTTGTCCGGAGCTTTGTTCCGGGCCTGTTTTTGCCGGTGGGGTTTCTTTAGGTAAAGCCCATTCAGGCAAGGTTGGCTCAGTGATGATATATTTGCCATCTTTCAAGGCTACCCAAGTCTGTGGAAGATTATACAGATAACGGCCTATACCCCATTGATAAGCGGCGCGCTTCATGCTGTCAGATAATCCGCCTTTGACTGCTTCTGTTTGGCTATCGTCTGCGCCATCCCATTTGGTTATCCACGCTGCTCGGGTTTCATCCCATATGGAAATCCCGCATATCTGGCTATTGCCCCGCCATTCTTTGAATTCGTTTTGCCAACCGAATACTCCAAACACATCATCAAGCCTATTCTGCATGGCTCGGTTGGTTACATAGGCCAGTGCCAGTCCCTTGCTTTTATCTTTGTTGGTGCTACCCACCCGCCATTCTATTTCTTCGGCTTTAAATGGGGCTTGTAGTTTTGCCATTATCTCCTGCATGATACCCTCCTATGCCCCTTGATTATCGGCTTTGACTTCGCCATCTTCGATATATACCCCAACCTTGCCACTGTCACTTACCTGCTCAATCCATATCTGGAAGTCCTTATCCTTTGCCATCGCCTTAATTAGTGCCATATTATCGCCATCAAGCAGGCTGCCATCAGTTATGCGAATAACTCGCAGGTTCGGATTAAGTGCCATCGCCATTGCAACGGATACTTTAAGTTGTTCCGCGCTGCTGCATTGTTTGAACGGGATGCTCCCGAATGTTACGCCATCATCATCAAAACCGAGGCCATCAATGGGGAATTTAGCTTCTTTGAGCATCTTGTCTTTTTCAGCGTTAATTGCGTCAATCTGTGTGGTAAAATCATCACTTTCTTTGTTTAGCTCCGATACTTTGCCTTTTGTTTTGAGATATTCTTGTTTATCTCTTACTGCCTGGTTTATCACCTCAATATTTGCGAGTTTTTCGCGGAATGAGTTAATGTCCGGGTCAACCAATTTGTCAACCGTTAGCCGCACCGCTTTCCCTTCTGCAATCATGCCGGCCAATGTACTTTGGGCATTATCTCTTTTTAGTTGGATGTCTTTTATTTGTTCATTAAGTTCAGATATGCCATCTTTGCAAGCACTGGCCTCCGCTAACATCTGATTGAGTTTTCTGCGGTTTTCATCGTTGGCGGCTTTCTGATCTTGGGCCGCTTTTAATTCATCCAATACTGCTGCTGCACTGATCTCTTTGTCTGGTGCTTTGAGGTCTGGGATTCTTGTCAGTCCAAGTTTGCTTTCATATTGCTTCACATCCCGGTTAACATCTCGCCGCTGGTCATATATTGCTGTTTTCTTGGCATCTAATACGGCAGGGGCAACAGGCAGCTTTACCATTTCCAGCATAGTTTTAAGCTGTGTCTTATTGTCCTGGTGGGCAAACGCCAGCGGGTCAAAAGACAGCCGCCCTACGAGGTTGTCAAGCATCTCCTGGGGCTTCTTAAATGCCGCCCCTTCTTTGTTCTCAACGGCCAGCGCACTTCTATCGTTACTTGTCCAGGTACGGGTTACGGTAATATCCCCTAAGTCCAGCTTGACGATTGCTTTCCTTTCCCCATCCCTTACCGGCCTAATCATTTCCCTGGATGCCTTGCCACCTGCCAGGGCCAGCCAGATTGCATCTAGTACGCTTGTCTTACCCTGCCCGTTTTTGCCTGATATAATGACAGCGTTTTCAGTTGGGATAATTTCAATCGCCTTTAACCTCTTGATGTTTTCTGCCTGTAGCTTGATAATTTTCATTTTATATTCCTCCACTCCTTATTGTATTCATAGGCTATACAGCATTGCTCGTTTACTGTATCTGATAGGTTAATGTCAAACTCCTTATTAACAATTGTCACAACGGCAGCGTCACACTTGCCCTCCTGATGCCACTTACAGCACTTTGCATCGCAATATACTGCTACCATTTTCGCCCTCCTATTCAATTATCACTTCAACTTGCCGCCTGCCCCAGTTGTCGCAGGCCGATTCGCTATCCATGTAAATATCGATTATGCCT